GCTGGAACCGCACATTCGTTTCAAGGGGCAAGTGGGGGAGCAGGCGACGTTGTTTCTGTTTGACCCCTGCGGGAACGCACTGGAGTTCAAGGCATTCAGGGATATCGGGCAGTTGTTTGCGAAGTGAGGCTGCCAGACACACAAAAGCCGCGCAATGCGCGGCTTTCTTGTTTGGTGGGCCCACACGGACTTGAACCGTGGACCAAAGGATTATGAGCCCGAATAAAAGATCATGGCCCATTGGGGAAACCCCGTAAATCATAGATTTTATTGCTATTTTGTTCATATGTGCCGAATAGATCTACGGCTAGTGTGGACGCTTTGTGGACGGCGTTCTGCAGCATCCATTGCACTCCTTTGCAAAACCTCTCACCTAGTGCAATCACCATCCCCCCATGAAGTCCCCCGGCCGGCTTGGCCTGGAGCCCTGATTACACGGTCTTGATGGTTTGCACAAAAAAAGGACGCGAACCCCGTCGGCGGGAGGGGGATAAGTGATTTTCTGCCCTCATTTTTTTCAAGTCGTGGCGTTTTTGCCGGCATCGGCTACCCAGTCTCCGGAGCTCCTCCAGCTTTGTAGTAACGCTCTTGCCCATCAATGCAAACCCTATCGATACTGAGACAACGAAGGCGCTTTAGCTCCTCACAGAACCCGGGCATCTGGCTGGCGAAGCACGCGTAAAAGTCTGCAGACATACGAGCGGAACTCGGTAGGCGAACGTCGCAGACGTAAGGAAGAAATTGAAGCGATCGAGGACGAGCCACTTGCATTGCTCAGGCGCTGTAGCAAACAATGGCTTTTTACCCTGAGGGAGATGCGTTATGGACGATGAGTTAAGCGTGGAAGTTGAGGTAGATGAAACTCCGTATGTTGAGTTTGATATTTCTGTGTCGCCCTCAGACCCCAGCCTTGAGCTATTAGTCACTCAACTCGAAAGAAGCGATATTATTATCCCTTTTTACCAGCGCCGATTCGTATGGGGGCTAGATCAAGCGTCAAGATTGATTGAGTCTTTCTTAATGGGTTTACCTGTTCCGCAAATCTTCTTGTATGTTAACTCGGACGATCAGTTAGAGGTAATTGACGGCCAGCAGCGACTGATGTCGGTCAAATACTTCATGGAAGGATATTTCGGCGAGCCAGACAAGAACGAAAAACGTCAAGTATTTCGCTTGAAGGGCCTTGCAGAACGTTCGGAGTTTAACGGCAAACTATTTACTGATCTATCCCCTAAAGATCAGCGAAAGCTACGCAACTCAACACTGCGAGCGATCAACATTAAGCAGATTAAACCTGACGACAGAAACGACAGTGTTTTTCATATCTTCGAACGGTTAAACACCGGTGGCACTCAGTTAAAGCCGCAGGAAATTCGGAATGCGGTTTATCGAGGAAATATTGTTAAATCGCTAAACAGACTCAACAAGACACCAGGCTGGCATGAAGTCCTGGGAATGAAAAAGCCTGATAAGAACCAGAAGGACATTGAACTCATATTGCGACTCTACGGCTTATTTAGAGATTGGGAGCAATACGAAAAACCAATGCTGCGATATTTAAATACGACTATGAGTCAAGGTCGAGAGTTTGACTCTCCCAAGGCAGCCGAATTTCAAGCAAAATTTCCGGAGGTAGTTGAAAAAGTCGTTAAGGGAATTAAAAATCCTTTCCGCCCCAAAGGAGTAATCAATTCTGCCGTTTTGGAATCTGTCATGATTTCACTTCTGGAGGATGCAGGCGCGATTCCAATAGCTGACCTCCAGCGTAGGTATGACCTGCTATTCATGGATCAAAGTTTCTTGGATACAATCACCGGCCCGACAACCGACACTTTGATGTTACGTACCAGAATCGAAAGAGCCAAGGAAGTATTGACTAATGGCTAGGGCAGATCTGGATCTTCATCTTAAGAAAATAGATGATCTTGCTCAAGAAATCAGCCAATTTGTACCCGAGGATAATATCGGAGCGCAAACCTTTAGATCTGATCTTGCGGGATTATTGGTTGTAGCAATTGCGGCGAGCTACGAGGCGTGCGTAAAAGAAATATTGATATCCTATGCCACCAGGCATCACGTCATGTTTGGGAACTACGCACAAAACAACTATAGCAAGATAAACAGCCGCATTAAGATAAATGACCTGAAAGGGTATGCGCGATTATTTGCACCCAGAATTGAGATCGACTTCAAGGCACGTCTAGCTGAAAAAAAGAACAGAATATCAACAAGGGTCGGTATAAATATTGAAAACCGATTCGAGCAAATTCTTGATTGGCGACATGACTTTGCTCATGCCTGGAAGAAAAACACTACTGTTGATGAGGCACTGAAGACGCACAAATTTGCAAAAAGAGTTCTCTATGCTTTTGACGAAGCATTTTCTATGAATTAATGTTCCGTCCTGATGTGATAAAACCCGCCTACCGGGCGGGCTTTCATTACGCGGTAATAAGTCCTAACTTTACAGCTAACTGCTTCGCCTGAATGGATTTGTCAGTAAATTTGCTAGCATCCGTTGGGGATGGCGTCGGTCCAGGTGTGTGTGTATGGGTAGCTATTTGGCTATTCATCGCATCTACCAAGTCAATAAGATCGCACAGCACTCGCAGTACATTCACTCCCTCAGACCCGAGCCAGGTCTTGGGTGCATTGAAGCGTTGACTAACCCCGGCCATGCTCTCGCGCACGCCCTGAATCCTTTCCGCCATATCTCCGCCCACCGTGGCGTTGTGCTTCTGCCCCACCACCAGGTTCAAGTCCCGGCCAGTCGCCTGGTGTAGATCATCCACTGCGGCCAGGCTCGCAGAGCCACCCGACAGCAGCTTCAGCGCGCCCAGCGCCTCCACCGTCTTGATCCCACCCACCGACTCGCTTGAATGATCGTCCACCGTACTGGTGTGACTCTGGAAGCTCTCCGTGTTCTGCATCGCCTCCACTTCCCGCTCGATCGCCTTGTCCTGGATCTTGCCATCAGTTTGGCGCAGCCAGTTGCCGTCGGCGTCGACGCGCTGCTGGCAGGCTTCGCTGTGCTGCCACACCTGGTCGCCCTTCGGCACCCGGGGCAAGCTCAGGCCGTGCGGCAGGATCTGCGTGATAAAGGGCTTATGCGGCAGGCCGTAGGCGAAGCTGACCACCACAGTGGTGCCCTCTCCCGGGAAGCCGAACATGCCCGCCTCTTGCCCGCCCATTGGCGCCGGCAGCGGCAGGCCGGTCAGGATCGGCAGGTTGGGATCTGGCTCACCATCGGGCAGCAACACTTCCACGTCGACGCCAAAGCGCGGCCGGAAGTCGTCGCACAGACCAGGTGCGGCCGGCGCATCGGGTACGGCGACCACGCGGCCAAAGCGTGGCAGGTGATAGCCGCCGGTCAGTTCTGGGAATTGCCGCTCTACGCTGCGACGGATTGCGTCGTCCATTTGATCGCCATTTGGTTGCCGGCAAGGGTCACGCTGGTGACCCTTTCGCCCTGGTTGATGGTTGCTCCTGGTCGTAGTCCTGGAAGGGCCGCGATCATTGCGCTTTGATTGCCCTGGTAGCCGTCGAACAATTCGACCGGCAACTGCAGCGGCGAACGGATGCCAAAGAAGCTGTCGGCCCAACTGCCCACGAACACTTCGCCATCGCCCTGCTGCTGCCAGATGAAGTCGGGGATGCTGAACACGCTGGCCAGGCTGTCCATGGCCAGATAACCGGCGGCCAGGCTGTAGAAAAACGGCGCCTTGACCTTGGCGTACGCCTTGTCCGGAACGCGAAAGCGCAGGCCGGTCTTGTCGCTGACCTCGGCCAGGACACCCCGTAGGTCAACGTGGCGCAGGTTCAACGGCATAGGCTGCGACAGGATCGCCGCCAGTTCGCGACAGACCAGGATCTGCTGCACGCTGTTGATCGCCGTGGAGCGCTCAACAAAGCCGATGAAGTGGCGCTGCAGCGGGTTGTCGTTGTAGCCGACATCAAGCGTCACCAGGCCTTTGACCGGCCCGTCTGCCTGGATGGTGAAGGTCGCCCGGCCGGGGCTTTTGATCTCCAGCCGGACTTCGTCTTTGATCAGCGGGTAAGGCGTGCCGCCGATGGTCAGTACCTTGTGAAGTTTCATGGCGTCGGGGCCAGCCAGTCATCCACCTTTTTCAAGGTGCGTTCGAATCCGCTTAGCTCCCCGGGTGTACCGCTGCCATCGCCACCAGCCGCGCCGCCCACGGCCGAGCCCGGGCCAGATTGCGACGTCACACCATTGGCAGCACGGCGACTCTCCACGCGTTCAGGGTTGGAGAGTTTTTCAGACAGAGTGAACTGCACCAGCCAGGCACTTAGCGTGTCGTCTTCCCGGGCGCTCACACCGTCGGAGAATTGCACTTCACGGATGCCGAACGCGGCGGCGGTGTCGTTGACGATGCGGTACATCTTGAGCTGACCACCGCCGGCCGTTGCCTCGGCCAAACGCATCAGACTGCGCAGTTGCACCTGGTCAACGAAAGGGATCATCAGGGAGACCGTCAGGGTTTTGGGTTTGAAGCCCTTGTGCGCGGTCTGGCTGTTGCTGGTCTGCCCCGACAGATCATCGCTTTCAATGCGTAGGTTGGCGGTGATTTTCAGGCGCTTGCCCAGGATCTGCTGGCCATCGAGAAGTAGCGTCATAGGCCCACCAGCTCCCGAACAAAGCTCAAACCGTCCCGCGATCCCACCAACAGCACGCCGGCGCACAACACCCACTCATGACCAGGTGCATCGCCTTCAAGCAAGGCTCGGCGCAACTCGCTGGTGTCACCAGGGCCGAGGATCCGCGCACGCATGCTGTGGTCGGCGTTGCCGCCGGCCAGCAGGTCTTTCAGATCATTCAGCTGTTTGTCGCGCCCCTTCTGTTGGGCAGCTTTGCGGCCGGCCAGCACAGCCAGGTCGCCCATGGGCGAGCTGTCGGCCGCGTAGCTCTCCAGGACGGCGATCTGGCCGGCCATGGATTGCTTGGCCGCCTTGACCACCGTGCAACGCTCCAGGGGCAGCGCCGACCAACGCGGCAACGGCCCAGCGCTGGGGATCTCCCACTTGTCAGTCTCCAGGCGCGACAGGTTCCGCGCACGGCGCTCAGCGCGCACCAGGTCAGGAATCGGCAACAGCGCGTTGAAGCGCGCCAGGGTCTCGGCAAACTGGTCCAGGCGCGTGCCCAGGAACATCAACGACAGCGCGTATTGAGTGCCAGCCGGCCGTCCGTTGTCGCTGGCGTCGACCAGTTTGGCGGCCAGCTGCTGCAGCAAGTTGGGTGCAGACAGAAACCGCTGGTGGCCACGGCCCTGGCCTATCCCGCTTTGAAAAGGCGTCACGGTCAGGCACGCCGGAGCTTCGCCCATCTGCCCAGCCAGCGCGGCGCGGCCGGCCTGGATCGCGCCTTTGGCGGCGTCACCCACCGGCCCCGGGTTGGTGCTGGTCATGCCGTCCAGCCCTGCCAGGCGATTCGCGGTGCTGGCCAGCTCGCCACCGGCCAGATCCTTGGCCGCTGACAGCTCGCCCATCCACTGCGTAGCCTGCTCGGGCCAGCGCATGGTCACTGGTGCCCAGTTCATTCGTCAGCCATCCAGGTTGGCACCGAAGGACGCCCAGCATGCGGAAAGCCTAACGATTGCGGCCAGTCGCGCAGTGCTTGCATGTACTGCAGCAACTCTTTGAATTGCTCGTCGCTCAATGTCGTCGGTGCGTCGATCTCCAATTGGTCGCGGTGGCGATCGCGCAGACCGATAGCGACCGATAACACCTGGTTGCGCCATGCACGCTCAGTGATTGCCAGCTGGTCACCGGTTGGACCAGGCGCGGCCACGGCAACCGGCACGCCATCAGCGTTTAGTTGAATCAGCTGGCCACTGTTTTGAGCGCTCAGAAGATCCGCGTAGGCCGCATCAGTGATCTTCACCGCGTCGGCGGGGATGTTCTTGCCGTGAATTTTTGACGATAGGAAACCGTCGGTAGCAGAGAAATACAGCATGGCTTCAAGCTCCTAATAGCCGATGGCGATCCAAAAAAGGGAGTTGGTTGCGCTGCCGTTGACGTAGTCACCGCCCAGGCCCATCAAGTATTTCGAGCGGTCCGGCACAATTACCCAGGTACTGGCGTTATGAGCGAAATTCGCCATGGCCAGCATGGCCACAGCCGCCGTTGGGAACGCCATGGGAAAGAAACGAAAACCGGTGTCGCTGTGCGTTTCGGTCCCGTACCCCCACTGCAGAACCAGCCCACCCAGCCAACTTGGAAAGGCAATAAAGCCCGTAACACCCAGGGAAAAAGAGACGCCCATCCGCAGTTTTTTGGGGGTGACGAACGTGGTGTCGTCGGCTCCGGCATTGACCTGGGCGGCCGTTGCGACTCGGGCAATACCGTGGGCTGCCTCAGTGGCCTGAACATTGTCTGCTTTGGTATCAGGGTTGAAATTCGCCTCAGTCCAGAAACGATAGCGTCTGTTCCCCGCTGACCAACCACCAAAGGCAAACTGGTTATCAGTGTCCAGACCAAAGAAGGTGCCGTATGAACCACCACGAAGGAACGCAATGGCAGCTGGAGCTGCTGCCACACCTGCGTTGGAGACACAAATCGAGGCATGCGCCTGTTCGTAGTTACCTGCGGCCGCCAACGTGGGCAGACTGCCTACCGCAAAGTAGGTGGCGTAGTTCCAGGTGCCGCCCATGCGGACAAAGCGCTCATCACTTTCCGGCTTAGTAAATACGTCGGTCTTACTGACTTTCTTGCCAATTTCCGTATTCAACTGCTGCTTTACCGCCGTCACCATCTTGGTGCTGGCCAACACGCTGCTGCTGTCGCTCGCGGGGTCATCCGTGATCGCATTGGGCAGATTGCCCAGGTCCACGTCTTCTTTGGTGGTGGCACGGGCGCGCAGGTTCGCGTAATCCCCTTCCCGGGCGGCGAAGTGTTGTACCAGCGAGCCGGCGATGGGCTCGGCCGGGCGGCGATCGGTAATGGCGTTGGCGTTGGGCAGATCCGCCAGGGGGATGCAGTAGTGCTTCACGCCAGCACTGTCGGTGTAGTCCGGGCGAGCGGCGCCGAACACTACCTGCCAGCTGGCCACCACATCGCTCAACTGCCGCTGCAGCGCAATATCCAACCAGGCAGTGGTCGGCAGTGCCGTCGGCACGATCGGCAGAGCGGTCGCCCGCTCCAGGCGAATGCCCTCGACATAGGCGGTGCCCGGTTTCACCTGGTACGCGCCGCCGACCTTTTCCACCTGTAGCGCGCTGCCAAAGAAACACGCACGGCCAAACACGTCGCGGTTGCTCAGACGCTCGCGCTCATCGATGCCGGCCAGGCGCACGGTGAAATCGTGCTGCCAGGTTTTGGCGTCGATGGTGATTCCGGTCAGCCCTTGGGCACCGTCAAACACCAACAGCATGTTGCGGGTCAGGTTGTTGCCGATCTGCTGCGGCGGGATGTTGCGGCGCTTTTGCTGGGTGGGCACATAGGCCACCGCGAACAGCACACCGTCGACAGTCTCCAGCCCGATCCAGTTGAAGTCCCAGTCGCCAACGTCAGAGCCGATCTGCGCGCTGTACACCACCTGATTGGGGTTCACGTACCCAGCGTGGGCGGCCGGGATATCGTGCGCATAGACGATCTGCGCCGCCGCTGGCTTTGGTGCCGCGCGGTCCACTGGATTGCTGGGGTTCAACCCCGGCACGTTGGCAAAAATGAACCGGCTGACTTTCAGCCCAGTGCCGGCGGCTTGTCGCTGGGCGATCAGGCTTTCACCTGCAAGGGTAATACTGGCTCCCATGAGGGCTCCTAAAGGCTGGCGACCAGCGTTTGCTGATCGTCGTGGAAGTGAACAAGGGCGATCTGCACCGGGACCGGTGTGATGGTGGAAAAGTCATAACGTCGGCAGGTGCGGCCGTATTGCTGGATCAGCACGCGCAGCAGCTCAGGGTTTTGCGACAGTTGCGAGTCCGAGAAACGCAGCAGCACCACATCCCAATCGCGGCCGGCCTGGCGTTCCTCGATCTCGACGTAACCAACGCCCAGGCGTTCCAGGATGCGCTTCATGCCGGCGGTGCTGCCGGCGTCCACGGCATTGATAAAGGCGT